GTACCCGCTCCTGCGTAGTCGTTGATGGTGATTGATGGTGCTTGACGGATACGAATTGTATCGCCTTGGTTTTTGATCTCGCCTTCCCAATCAGTATTGGAAATTTCAGTCATCATTGTGTTCGCGTAGAACTTAGCGTTCAACTTTTGCGACCATAGTTGTGGGATAAATCCACCTGAGTAAGATGGGTTTGTGTCAAATGCGCCGGAACCGACGACGGGGAATACAGCAGCCATTAGGGCCTCCTATTAAGTTTGGTTACTCGATAGCTGCTTACAGGGGTGCGCCTTAGTTTCTGACGCGGCCTTCCATATATGCAGCTGTCAATTCAGCTTCAAGTTTTTCCGCATCTGCATATTTTCCTTTGGTGTTGAGGGCACGAACTTTAGTCCAAGCGTTGTCGACTTCTTTAGAGGAGTAGAGCTTAGAGTTTTGGTTAGCACTCTGCGTACGTACAGAATTAGCAGAACGGTTTGGTGCAACCTGTTTTTCGAGTTCGCTTTGGCGTTGATCCCGTGGCGCTGGCTCTGGCTGGGCAATGCTTTCTTTAAACAGATTTACATAGTGTAATACTGCTTCAACATCACCTGCTTGAAACGCAGCGGCGGCCTGATCTCGTCGCGGACCTCTAAGCATTGGATCATGCTCATTTAGCCACGCAACCCATCGTTCATCATTGTCGATTTCAGCAAAGTCAGGAACTACAGAATGTAGACGCTGAGTAAAGCTCATCTCTCCAACATCGTTACCAGTTTTAGCAAGTTGGTCTTGCAGCTTCTGGATAACTGCGTCTTGTTGCTCCATCCGTTCCGTATATTCTTGCGAAACTTCCTGTGCTACTCGACGTTGAACGTCAATCAGTTCTTCACCAAATTCGGCTCGATCTGCATCGGTTACATAACTGACTTTCTCCTTCGACTTTGTCGGCGGTTCCGGTTTGGCTTCCATACTCTTAGCGAGTTCATCCAATTTACCGTTTAAATCCCGTACTTGCTGATGCAAGCGTGGGACTTCAGCATCATACTTACCACGAAGGGTTTTGTACTTCTGCTCAAACTCATCCGCTACGTCCGTCGGTGACGTGTCAGCTGACTTTGCTTCATCAGGTTCGGTAGTTGCTTCGACGGCTTCTTCAGTTACTTCTGCCTCTGTATCCAGTTGTTCCGTATCGGTTTCGACTTGTTCGTCTTTAACCAGTTTAGGTTTTTTCTGGGCTTGTAGCTTTTTCTCTAGTTCTTCCAGTTCAACAATTTGTGCCTGTACCTGCTTTGGCAATGCCATATAGTTCTCCTTAAAGCATCATTTCTGTTTTGCAGCGCCCGAAGTATGCTGCTCCCGTCTTGGTGTGCCTCGTTGTGCTCTTACGAGCGGTTTAATACTTTCGGCGACTCTTCAATCGCTTTGAGTAAATCTTCAAAAGCTTCAGCCCGTCCTTGCAACCGGTGGATTGTTACCATGTCGGTTGCACTTACCAGTCGGCCTTTAGCCATATTCACTAACTCCCCTAATAAATCTTGTAGGGAAGTATCGCCTGCCTCTTTGACTCGAAGCAGTGAATTTACGTGCTGAGAGTCACATTGGTTAAGGTCGATCATAGTGTTAATTTATCCTATACATGCTAACGTGTCAACACATGTGAGCACTAAACACCATTTGGACGTGGGCTCATGGTGTTGTCTTGGCGACCACCCTGCTCCGTTCCGTCTTCTTGTAGGTTAGCTGCTTCCTGTTGCATCATCTCTTGTTGTTGCATCATCATTTGCTGTTGTTGCGCAATCTCTTGTTGTTTTTGCACATCTTCGCGTGATGGTACTAAACGATCGACGTTAGTATTTAAATTTCCTGCTACATCCCGCAGTAGTTCAGCAGTGCCCGGGAGGCCGACAATCTGCTGCGCTACTGGGCTCTCGAGAACGAGACGTAAGAAGTCAGTCTTACGTACAGCTTCAGCTTCTTTAACAACAAGTGACATCGCTCCAGTAGCAACGACTTGCACGTCGCCCACCAAATCAGGATCATCGCTGTAGCGAAGGTTTCTCTGGTACTGACGAGTCAGCATTGGGCTAAGCACATCGTGGTCGATGTTCGCTATAACCTGTTTGATACTCTTACCTGCGTTAGACATGAGCATAGACAAGCCCGAGGAGGTACGACCTGCACCCGGAACGTGCTGTCCTGTCATGTAACGTGGTATGCCCGACACTTCGTCTGCTATGGACATAAAGCGGTCAAACACAGACATAAGCTCTTGGGCGTTAGAATTAGGTTGGAAAAATGACATTGGAGGGGTTGAATCAGCGAAATCAGACTGACGGAACTGCCATATTTTCCACGGGTACATCTGTGTGATGTCCTCACCCGCCGGCAAGCGGCTTATATTTACGCCGACCTGTGGACCCGATGAAATCCCCATGTTGTTTGCTAAGGCGCGAGCAGCGGCGTTGCACATGTTTTGGGCGTCCATACACAGGTCGGCTACCCCGTTACCGTCTAAACGGCCCGGGACTTTCTCAAAAGACGTTACATAGTAAGGCTTTCGACCTAACGGGTCGTAGTTAAGCACAGCACGAATTACCGTGTTGTTAACCATCCAAACCTCGCAGGGGTATGATTTCTGCGGATCGGTAATTTCGCTTTCATCAAGCCCCCAATCCAACAGCATATCTCCGGGAATTGTGTCCCATAGTTGGAGAGCAGCAACGACGTCAGAATGGGCGTCGTCGTAGTCAACACCAGTCACAGCTTCCATCTCAGCCATGTCGTGGTCTAACCAGTCGAAGCCGCCGTGCCCGAAATCCGATAGGATTGAACGCACAGAATCTTCGTCGTAACCTTCAACACCAATCATCTCCTCAACGTCTTCGCGAGTTAAATGGTGTAGTTCTATAATAGGCATGTTTTGAACATCATCTGCCCAAGGTGCATAATAAAATTTAAATGGATCGACACGTTCCCACTCGTCTCGCAGAACTTCTACAACGCCAAGGCCACCCTCGACGTACTTCATAGTTTTGCGTTTACGTGGGATCGGACCTTTTAAAACAGCGTGCGGGAACGTCGCTACGTCGTTCGTAAAGTCAAAGAGTGCTTTAACAAAGCCCCCTTCAACCATCTGATCTTCCATTTTTGTTTCCATCCGCTCTACACGCTTCTCAGCTTCGAACTTCATAGAACGCATCGCAGTGTCTTTCATACCAGACGCAAGCTTCTTGAGCTCCATCGGAGGTATTTCACCGTTACCATCAGCGTAGAATTGCTGAAGCTGCTGCTGCATTATACTCTGCAAATCAGCGGCGACGTCCGGTGGTACTTCTGGAATTGGTGTGGCCGCCAGTGACCAAGGCTTGTCTGCGCCTGTACCTAGTAAGGTATCACGCAACCATGCAGTGGCTGTACGGCACTTCGAGCTGACTATGCCCATAAAGATTTCAGAGCCGCCCTGTTCGCGTATTTCAGCTTCTTTACTGGGTTCGTACTCCATGTTTCGAGCACGTACGCATGACGATAAACGAGGCTCTACATTCTGTGTATGGTGGTCACGCATTACTTCCCAACGCTTGCGCGTATGAGACGCCAGACCAACCATTAATGGACTGTTCTGCTTCTCGCTGGAAGCTCTATTTGCGTCGGCTTCAAGATCAGAAGCGCGTGCAACAGGTATTAACTGCGGGCCAAGCGACATATTAATTTCTCACATGTGACGTTAATTATACCATAGCCTCTATCTGTTAACATGTCAACGGATCAAGTCCACCCGCGTGCGGACACTTTTACGACGTTTTTTCGCTGCGTGTTCGAGGCCAACGACCCAAATGTTTCCCCGCCGTCCGCGTGCAGACACATGTACTGGAACGCATCGGCGACGTCTGACCAGGGGTGGGATTTTTCTGGCTTCTCGTCGCGAGCCCCTTTTGTATTTATTTTGTATCGGTACTTCCCGGCCAACGCCTGCACGAGCGAGTTCGCACTGACTATGTCAATTATAAACCCGTACTTCCCGTCTACAACGTAGGTTAAAAATTTTTCGACCGCCGCGAGGCGCGCCGCGACTGAGTTCGTCCGCGCGGGTTTTACCATAAATCCTTCGGTTTTATATATGTCCGCAACCGTTCTCTCGTCCGTCTGCGCCCTCTGGAACGCCGCTGGATCGATAATAACTATCGTCTGACGCCCTGGGAATTTGTTAGCCAACAGCGGTTTTAACCGCTCTCGTATAAATCTCAGCGCCCCCATACCATCTGATATGAGCGAGTCATACACCACAAGGCGACCGTCGTGTGCCACCTGCCCTATTACGGCTGCGGGCGTGAGCCCTGCGTCTACGCCTATCAACAACGGCGACTCCGTGAACATAGGTTTCATCTCTTCCTTCGAGCCATGCACAGTTCGATCAAATGACCTAAACACCGGTTGCCCAGATAAACTCCGCCCAAATTTTGCGTGTATGTACACATCTACCCAGTCGTCCGTCTTCCCTTGAGCGAGGTTGTCGTAGTAATCATCGGGCAGAAATTTCGTCCAGTCGGCTTCGGGGCCCAAACCAGACGGTTGTATCGTTACGTGCACGTTATCGGGGGGCTCAGTAAGCAAATCTTCCCAAAAGGTGTCCATATCCGGCGGGTTTGTCATCCCCCATATGTGCATATTCGACTTCCCGTCGTCTGTGACACACCCAACCCCGTTCATCATCTTATCGGGGTACCGGCCTACACGTCCTTGGGCTGCGTTGTAAATATCGGGGTGAATTTCCCTAAATTCGTCAAAAATGATAAAACTTGCCTGTAATGACAGCAATCTACGTACGTCATTGGCGTCATCTAGTCCTCTAAACAGCACTTCGCACTCCACATCACCTACTTTTATGACGAATTTGTACTCTGTTTTAAGAAAAGACCCCATAACACCGTCTGGAATCCACTTTAGGAAGTCCGGTATGGACGTATCGCGCAATTGTTCCCGCGTATTACGCACCCAAATCGTCCTAGAACGCCTAATTCCGTCCTTACAGGGCGCCATTTTGGCGGCATGTTGCAGTATTTTCATGATCCCGGCGGTCGTTTTGGTCGATCCAACGGGGCCAACTGCTAGTGAAATGAACTTAGGCGAGTAGAAAAACTCATCGAGGGACTCAATGACCTCGAAATTTATCTCATGTTTCATCGATTATGGCCTCACTAGACCCATCTATGGTTACACCGTCGGGTGCATCCTTCGCACGAGTGATGTTTATAACCACTTGGGGCCCTGATCCACCTAAGTCGAGTTTCGTATCGGGCTCCAACCTGCCCATTTTGTTCAACATCTTCTGAAATTCTATGCGAGCTGCCGGATTTATGTCCGGGTTTTGCATGTGGCGAAACAAATTATCGAGGTTCACTGCCCCAAGGAGGCGCGAAAAGGTCTCCATCTTTGCTGGATCGTCCTCAATTGCTTGCAAATCTTTAGGGGATAGCAGCGCTTTATGCGATTGGGTCGGATCAATGGCTTGGTTTACATGCTTACTCATAGGTACATCTGTTAACACGTTGGCACAGACGGGTCAAGATACACGGAATTGGAACAAAGGGGGAACAATGGGAAAAATAGGGGCTGCGATACACGCAATACATAAGGGCTGGGTGGGTGGCCACCCCCCTGCGGTCACTACCCCCCCTGTTGACGCCGCGCAATATATGTAGGGCAAAGCAACGCCCTATAAGGTGGCCATGCCCCCTTGCTCTTTGACATACCGACGCCGCGCTTTGGGTTTCCCAAATTACAGCCAGCCGTCACTAGCTTCACGTCGGTTCGTTGAAGTTGGCTCTTTTCATAACTCAATCGAACCACCCCATACGACAGCATATTAGACTGACAATCTAGCATCGGTGGGGACACAATAAAGACAATCAAGTACGCACGCGGTCACTGCTTAGTTGTAACATTGGTTTAAAAAGCCGGTGCTAACTTGAAGGGTGGGGTGTGACCTAGAAAAAGTAGCACCGAATAACGTAAACAACTACGCGACATGACGTTTTAAAGAGACATCTTTTTGGCCGATGGTTGCGGCGCGTAAACTAAGCGGGGCTTACCTGCAAGGAATACGTGGTAACGAGTTTACGAGAAATACCAAAAGAATTAATGAATTTAAGCTCCATCGGTGCAAACTGGTGGGGCTTTTGTGTGTTAATTCACAGTAAAACTTTAACCCACTAAGGAGTACCTACTATGACTAATAAATTTGACTTAGAAACAACTGTAAAATCATTCATTAGCGCAACTGGATCAGGCGCGCTTATGGGTAAAAACTATCTTGCCGCAATCAATCATGTGATAGCGTCCGATGATACAACTGTTATCTTGCGCATGGCGCAACGCTGTAAAGCCAGAGGTGACGCAGGAGCTTACTCAGCCGTCCTTAACACGTTTAGCAAGATTTACGTTGGCACAAAGATAAACAAGAAAGGCGGCAAGATCGTCGGCTTGCGTATCAAAGACGCCACGCTATCGAACTCAGCCGTCGAGGCACTTCACACCCTCGTTAATGGTAAAATATCCATGCGTGGCACAAACTGGAAAGCGGCTTTCAAGACAGAAGCAGAACAAGAAGCCGCAAAGTTTGACGCTAATAAATGGGCTGATGCTCAGATCAAAAAGAACGGCTCTGATAAAATAGACGTTATGATTGCGGCGTTACAAGCTCGCAGATAAACCAATGTCAGGGCGCTTGCGCCCTGTTTTTCCCTATTAAGACAAAATATCGTGTCTTTTATTTTGTCTTGTCGCTTGTCTTAATACTAAGTGACTGTTTTTCTTACCGAAAAGTGGCCTATTAAGACAATAAGACAATAAGACAGTAATAAATAATAATAATAAAGAGGAAAAACTTTGTGTCCTCTTGTGTGAAAAACACCACGCTCCTCCCATGCTTGTCTGCTTCTCCCACAGCTTGTCTTATTGTCTTATTACTGCAATTTCAATGACTTACAAGAACCCTTTTGTCTTAATAGATTGTCTTAATACAAAGTTTGTCTTGTCGATCCACATTTTCCCACATCTTGGAGGTTTCCCCATGTCACGACGTTTATCGCAAATTACCATCCGACGACTCATCGACGCCGTCAAAGAAGTCATAACGATCGCACTCATTATCGCAGGGTGCTCGTATATATTTTTAAACGCAATCATCTGAGCAAGGAGTTATTCACATGAAACAAGAAAGCCTCGAAATTATGCGTCACACTTGCGCGGCGCTTCCCGATCGACTGCCGACTTCAACTGCAACAATACTGCAAGAGAAGCTCGAAACGTTTCCTACTGAAATGTTGGAGGCTATCGCAGACG